GAAGAGGGTAAAATTTCGTATGCGGGCGTTAATCAATACTCGCGGCAGTGGGGGCGCATAAACTCCTACGGCGGGAAGTTTGTAGAGAACTTTACCCAGGCCATTGCGCGAGACGTATTGAAGCACGGCGAAGAATTGGCCGAAGCCGCAGGGTATAAAATCCTTATCCCGATCCACGACGAATTGCTAACTGAAACGCCGGATACTGACGACTATTCCGCCGAAGGTTTGGGGACGTTGATGGCTACAAACCCGCCATGGGCACCAGACCTACCGCTATCGGCGGCGGGGTTCGAGACGTATCGCTACTATAAGGAACTATGAGAGAATCCGAGATCGAACGGTATCTTACGAAACGCGTCCGCGAGACGGGCGGCATTTCGTATAAGTGGACTAGCCCCAGCCGCCGAGGCGTGCCGGATAGGATTCTCATATACCCCGAGGCACGCTACTACCTGTGCGAAATCAAAGCCACAGACCAGACCCCTACACAAGCGCAAATCCGTGAGCATCGGCGGCTCCAAGCGATGGGCTGCATTGTGCTTGTAATCGCCAGCAAAGAAGATGTTGACAACTTCATAAAATGGTATGCCTAAATTCGCCCCGCGCGATTATCAGAAACTCATCATGGATTTTGTCTATGAACATGAGCGGTGCGGCGTACTCGCAGGCATGGGCATGGGCAAGAGTTCTTCACTTCTCGCCGCTATCGATTCGGAATTAGCTTTTGGCAATCAGACAGGGCCGACACTCGTCACCGCGCCGTTACGCGTTGCGCAATCCACTTGGCCGGACGAACAAGAGAAATGGAAGTTCCGCAACATCGAAGTGCAGCCTATCGTCGGCACTGAAGCGCAACGCATTCTCGCGCTCAACAACCGCAATGCATCCGTGTTCACGACGAATTACGAGAACATCCCTTGGCTTGTAGAATGGTTTAAGCACAACAGGAACAAATGGCCGTTCGAACGCGTCGTAGCCGATGAGTCTACTAAACTAAAAGGCTACCGCACTCGTCAAGGCACGAAGCGTTCCAAGGCGCTCGCGGAAGTGGCGCATAAGAAGGTCAAGTTCTGGAATAATCTGACGGGCACGCCCGCGCCTAACGGTCTAGAGGATTTGTGGGGGCAAACGTGGTTCATCGACGGCGGGCAGCGCCTCGGCCGCACATACACTGCTTACGAACAACGCTGGTTCCAAAGCTTGCGCACTAGCGGTAACTTCAGCGTCACGAAGCCGTTGCCACACGCTGAGAAGGAAATTCAAGCACTACTGCGCGAAATTTGCATCTCGGTTAACGCCAAAGATTGGTTTGACCTACGCGAACCTATCGTCAACGATATTTTCATTGACCTTCCCTATAAGGCGCGTGATGCATATCGCAAGATGGAGCGCGAATTATTCCTAGAGATTGACGGCAAGGAAGTTGAGGCTTTCAAATCTGCAAGCAAAACGATAAAGCTCTTGCAACTCGCAAACGGCGCGCTCTATACTGACGAAGAAAAGAACTTCTCTGAAGTCCACGATTTGAAGCTGCAAGTGCTGGACGAGATTGTCGAAGAAGCGGGCGGCATGCCGGTGCTTGTAGCGTATCAGTTCAAGAGCGATTTGGTTCGGCTCAGGCGGGCGTTCCCGAAAGGGCGCGAACTGGATAAGGAACCGCAGACGCTACGGGACTGGAACGCCGGGAAAATCCCCGTGTTGTTCGCGCACCCGGCAAGCGCAGGCCATGGTCTGAGTCTGCAAGACGGTTCAAACATCATGGTCTACTTCTCGCATTGGTGGAATGCCGAAGAGCGGGCGCAGATTCTCGAACGTATCGGCCCGACACGCCAGTTGCAAGCCGGGTATGACAGACCGGTTTTTGTATATAATATCATCGCCCGAAGCACCGTAGACGAAGATGTTATCGAGAGCTACAAGCAGAAAATTACGGTGCAAGACGCCTTGAAAGAAGGCATGAAAAGGAGAATGAAATGAGCGAAGCTAAAGGCATGACACCTACTACAGATACCGCCTTCATCCTGCAAACGCGGGATTTTTTACGGGCACTTTTAGACAGAGACGTTTGGTATCTAGAAGTGTCGGAAGGGGTGCGCCGAGAAGCCCGTAGACTTCTCGGCGATGAGGTCAAGAAGTGAGCATTTCAGGCACGACCGTGTTACGGGCGACTTGCCCGTACCGGTCGTGGTAGGTGATGGAAGTAATCTGACGGTCTGAAATCCAACCCCCGCGTGCTGCATACGCATCCCGCGCCGCCAGTGTAGCGTGCTGCACGACGGTCATTCCCGAATGTTCTTTCTCTTCGACGTGGTGACGGTGCCCCGTATGCGCATAACGTTTCGTCGTCGCGCCCCACGTTTTCGCAAATTGAGCGGCGAACAGTAGCGGCAGCGCTTCGTTCTTCTTGAGGTGGCCGTGATGGAAGCCTAGCATCGTCTGCCCATGCTGGTGCACGTAGTAGGGCATTTCGGAATCGATAACGGATACGCGCGGCTCATTCTCGTACAGCAGCCCGAACAGATGGCGCAGCCAGACCGACGACGCCATGTCGTGGTTTCCTTCGGCCATCAATACGATAACCTTCTCGTGCCGTGAAAGGGCTTTCGTGATGATGGCTCGCAGAACGCGAACGGCGACACGAATAACCTTGCTGTAACGACCGTCAGCGTCTACAATGTGCCCGCTCGTTGGCGTGACCGGCGCTAGGCTATCGTAGTGCAGGAAGTCGCCAAGCTGGGCCACGACGCACGTCTGGGCTTTGGGTGAGGCGGCAATAAGATGCTCGAACGCGCCCATGAGGGTTTCTTCGGCAATCTTCAAATCCCAATCTTCGCCAGATTCGGGTGCCCATGCCATCATGCCGACGTGGCAATCCGTGAACGTGTACAGATTGCACAGTGCGTCTTCGGTGTGCTTGGGCGCTTTGACGGGCTTCTCGCGTTTAACGTCTTCAGCCAGCGCGGCCACCGCTTCACGGGTCGCGCGTTCCACTTCCTGAAGATCGAGTGTTGTCTTAACCCACTGCATGACGGGCTTGCCGTCCTTATACAGCGTAGACGCGCCTTTGAGAAGCTGCCCCGGAGGTGTCGGTTTGTCCAGATCGTAATCCGGCGAGAACCCGTGGATGCCAGCTTTGCGAACTACCAGCTTGAGTTGGTTGCGCACACTACCTTCGGAAGAGTAACCAAGCAGTCGGGCAGCCGAGCGGATCCCGCCGGTAGTATTGACGGCGTCGATCACTTCACGCTGTCGATCCGTAGCCCATTCTTTATAACGTTCATCGATTTTCATGCGTTGACCTTCCCTCTGAAATGACGACAAGCCAACCCTTCCGGGCTAGTAAAAAGGCCGCGCGAAGTTGTCCCCGTTTCATCAACAACGACAGGCGGGTCTACATAACACCACGTATTGCCATCTTCTTCTGCATCAAAAAACTTGCACTGCGCACACGTTTCTGCCGGGAATACCGGAATGACTTTAGCGGCTGGCTTGCGCGGCATTAGCGGCCTCCTGTTGCGCTTTTACCCAAGCTTGCAGGGCGATTAGTTGCTCTTCGAGTTGGTGGGCGTATTCGGCTTCGTTGCTGTGCTGGGCTGCAACGTCTGAGAGCTTAACCCCGCTGGCGGCTTCATTAGTTCCGTCGGCGGTTGCGGGAAGGGGCACATTAGCGTTTGCGGCGTTCCACACGCTGACAAAGCCATTGTTGATAGTACAACGAGCGTCATCCGATTGAGTGACATAGACCGGCACCTCTTTAGTAATGACCTGTGCTTTCTCGTGAACGACTTGCACGCGGTCAACGTATTGCGTCACCACTTGCGTAGTGACGACCGTTTGCTTCTCTACGAGCTTGGCGATAGCTTGCGCGTCTTTAGCCTTCTGCGCGTCCCATAGTTTTTCTACATGAGACGCCCCACGTTCATAGGCCAGCACGTAAAAGAAAACGACGGCCAAAGCCGCCGCGATCCATTTCCAGTACGCTTTTAGAAATTCAAGAATCATTCTTTCTTCTCCCCCGGCGCAAGGCCGAGCATGACAGCCGTAGCCGCCATCATCGCCGCTAAACCGCCACCGTAGGCGGCTGAGTCAAAAGGCTGGTGTAAGTGGAACACATTTACGATTTGCATGACGTGAAAATGGAAGAAGGCGTACAAACCCATCCACCGCTGCATGCTGTGGGTTTCCCCATCTGCTTCGGTAACGATTTGTTTGAACCATTCTCCCAAGTTCATGTCAGCCCACCTTCATCATGTCGGCCAAACGAACGGCGCGCCCGCCAACCTGTTTAGCCCATTTCGAAGCCAGCATATTGATCGCCGCTTGCGAATAATCGCCCGTTTGAATGCATTTCAACGTGTTGGTGAAGGTCGCTAGCGTAGGCCAGCCCATGTTGAAACACATGTTAGCCAATACACGTTGCCGCGTGCCGGACAGCTCTGTCCACCACGGTACGTTGCGGTTCAGATCATTCATAACGCTATCAATGTCATCCGCTAATAGCTTATTCACTTGATTGTCGTTAAGGGGTTCTTGTTGCTTTGTGAAAGGGTATTTGGCATCGGCGTCGATGTTGTGCCCGACGCCAATAGTCCAGTTGCCAAGGTGATCGGTGTAGCGGCTGTAGCGCACGCCTTCATCCCGCCGCAGTTCGGTGATGAGCGTTTCAAAGTCGATTTCGTTCATGATCCTGTGTATTGGAGAGTACCGGAATTTGTGTACACGAATCTATTCATCGCGGACGTGTCGACTATATAATAATCCCCAAGGATGTCAAGTTTATCGCCTTCAAAAGCTAATTTAGACTGACACAGCAAAACTCGGTTTAGCAAGCCGTTGAGTCCGTCTGACGGGTCGCCGTTTATCGGGGGTAGATTTGGGTTAGAATCATTGGTTGTCGTGCCCGCCACCCACACAGGGCTGTGGGAGTCGCCAGTGAACCCGCCCCTAGAGAAAACGCCGACCCCCGGCCCGTTAGCGGCCCATAAGGGCACGCCGGATAGGGTGCTGCCTGTTCGGTTCACTACTACGGTTTCTTCGGTAAATAAGTTAGTGGGGTCGATGCCCCAATAATCGACCCCACTCCCGCCGCCCCCGGTGTAAACAACCGCTATAGTTGCGGCGGCTGTGGCGGGGTCAGTTGTTGGGGGCAATGGCACTCTATTGGCCGCCGTCGCGTTCACCGACAGCGCTATTATGTTGGTTCCCGGTTGCCAAATCGCGCTAGACGTAGCGGCGATAGGGTCTTGCAGACCACTAGCAGGTGTCGAGAGCGGAAGACCGACGTGCGCGATTGCGCTAGTCACGTTAGCTATGGGTACTATTTCTGTCGGCGGCTTGCGGCAAATGCTGGCAAAGTACAACAGGGTGGGCGGGTTTCCGGGGGTTGCTGAGGGAACTTCTATCTTGAAACTAGCGCCGCTGTTATTTTCCAGTACTTGAACAGCCCCAACGACTACGGTTACGCCCAGCCCCGGTAGGTCGCCCCCCAACGCGGCAGACGCGCCGGGGGTGCTAGCGGTTACTGTAAATACCGCTGTTGGGTATTTTTCCAATAAAGTACTATAAGTACCGTCCCCGTTATTAATTCTGAAACCTAATGCGGTACCCGTCTGCGCATTTGTCGGCATTGCCGGGGCGATACCGTAAGGCCCCGTAAGATTTACAATCGTAACCGGGAGCGAGGGTTGTATAACCGCCCCGGCGGGGATATTGTCGCCAAATAAGGTTCCGATGCCGCCGGTCGCGTAATATTTATTTTGTGTTACTGCGCCTTGGGCGTCAAAAGTAGAAACTATCGCGCCGTCCAACGGTTGGGATTGAATCAAAAAAACTTCCAGATTCACCGCCGTAATCGGGGGCCAGCCGAAAATCGTATTCAGATCCTGACCATGCCAGTAGAAGCCCGTCGGCGGCACTTGAATCCCCCCAAGACTTAGCGGCCAATAGCGCAAGTTAAGGTCTTGCCCCGCTACTTGGTAGCCTACCTTGTGCGTCGAAATGCCCCCACCCAACGGTCCGAACCAGCCGTCAAGATCGACACCGAATTGATTGAAGTAGCCTGAACTCATTTCAATTTGACGTAGACTGCTGCGCCCCCGAGTACGGCCAAAATAATAGCCCACATCACCTTTTGGATGACGGAGCGCCCGACTTCCTCGCTAATAAGACTCATCATCTCTTTAGCAACTTGTCGGGCAAAAGCCCGCTCTTTCTCTGAGAGGTCGTTATCGGCCATTTTGTTTTAGGCAAAAGGGAAAGGGTTAGGCGGTTCCGGGGGCGCGGTGAACGTCGTGCCATCGTACGTATAGCCGGGGCCAACGGGAGAATCATCCGGGAGAGCGACGGCAGTTTGCGGAATGGCCGCGCATTCAGTTTCCCCGTCCCACAACACCACATTTAAGACGAAATTATTTTCTAATATCGCATATCTTTGCATTATGAGTATTCCCACACAATGACTACCCCGGCCCCACCGGCCCCACCAGACAGCGCGGGATTGGCCCCGAACAAGCCCAAGTTAACTGTGCCAGATCCGCCGCTTCCGTAGCCCACCCCCGACAAGCCTGCCGCCCCTACATTTGGAGCCGAACTTCCCGCTCCCAAATGCCCAGCAGGGGGAGGCATATTGGTGAAAAAACCCGAAGTATTATTACTCATATTGAGAGGGCCGAGGCCGCCAACGAGCGATAGAATGGAG